GCAAGAGGTAAATGGGATCTAACTGTTAATGAAGTAAAGAAACAGTTAGAAAAAACTATTACTTCTACTACAGTAATTCCACCAGTAGAGAGAAATTTAGTTCCTACAAGAAATGATACATTTGTTAAGTTTGGAAATTTCAATGACATTAAAAAAATTATACAAAGTAAGCTTTTTTATCCTGCTTTTATCACTGGTCTTTCTGGGAATGGTAAAACATTCGGTGTAGAGCAAGCATGTGCTTCTCTTAAGAGAGAACTTATACGTGTAAACATTACTATTGAAACTGATGAAGACGATCTTATTGGTGGGTTTCGCCTTGTGGATGGGGCAACTGTTTGGCATAACGGACCTGTCGTGGAGGCACTCGAAAGAGGTGCAGTCTTGCTACTCGACGAAATTGACTTGGCTTCAAACAAGATCCTCTGTCTCCAACCCGTCCTTGAAGGGAAAGGTCTGTTTCTAAAGAAGATTGGTAAGTTTGTACAACCTGCTAATGGATTTAACGTAGTTGCTACTGCTAACACAAAGGGTAAAGGATCTGACGATGGTAGATTCATTGGTACTAATGTACTTAATGAAGCATTCCTTGAAAGATTCCCTGTAACTTTTGAGCAAGAGTATCCACCTGTATCAGTAGAGAAGAAAATACTTGGAGGAATTGCTGCCAAGTTGGGTGTAACAGATACAGAGTTCATCAAGAGACTTGTAGATTGGGGTGACATCATCCGTAAAACATTCTATGATGGTGGTATTGAAGAGATCATCAGTACTCGTCGTTTGGTTCACATTGTTCGTGCTTTTAGCATCTTTAATAATAAGGCAAAAGCAATTCAAGTTTGTGTAAACAGATTTGATGATGAGACTAAGCAAGCATTCTTAGAACTCTATGATAAAGTTGATGCAGACTTCGAGTTGCCAAATGAGGAGAGTTGAGGTATGATTAATTCATGGAGCTTACTTTATGAGGAAATTAATGGTACTATGGACAAGACCTATCCAATTGAAAACAACGAATTGAATAACGAAAATATAAACATTACAACTGGAATTGGGAACACTGCAATTTACAATGTTCCCAATGATGTTGAGATTGATGATGAGAATGATGACACTCTTTCTATAACAGGTGGTGATTTCATTGATTTTAATTCACCAGAGTATTCTGTTGACACTCTCAATTTAGATTTCTCTGGAATTGAGGGAATTAATTTATCATCAGCATTTAGTGATGATATAGTTACTTTTGATGATACACCCACACCTGGTATAGAATCAGATAATCCTAGAAAATATAAAGAAGATGAATCTATCAAAGCTCTTCAGGATTATATCTCCACAACATATGGTGGACACTATACTTCCAAAGAAAACAATGTCCAGACACTTGATCTTATCGAGTCAGTTGGCGATGCGGAATCTTTCTGTCGTTCTAATGCAATCAAGTATTTGAGTCGCTACGATAAGAAAGGACAAGCAAAACGTGATATACTAAAAGCACTACACTATACACTCCTACTTTATCACTTCAGTGGGCAATTAAAAGAGACAACTACTCGTGGTTATGAAACTTTCTGAAAAGACATTAACAGTTCTAAAAAACTTTGCTGGAATCAATAATTCCATTCTTGTAAAAGAGGGCAACCAACTTCGCACTATTTCTGTTGCTAAAAATATTCTAGCAGAAGCAAATATTGAGGAAGAGTTTCCTAGACAATTTGGTGTATATGATCTAAATCAATTTCTTAATGGATTAAGTTTACATCAAGATCCTGATATGGATTTTACTGAAGAATCTTATCTTACTATTCGTGAAGGTAAGAGAAAGGTTAAGTATTTCTATGCAGATCCACAGGTAATTATTTCTCCACCAGATAAGCAGATTAATTTACCGTCTGAGGATGTGCATTTCCAGTTGGAAAGTACTGCTTTGGATAAGTTACTTAAAGCAGCAGCAGTATACCAATTACCAGATCTCTGTGTTGTTGGTGAAGCAGGTGTAGTTAAACTTGTCGTCCGTGATAAGAAGAATGATACATCTAATAGTTATTCTGTTCAGGTAGGAGAAACTGATAAAGAGTTTAGTTTTAATTTTAAGGTTGAGAATATCAAGATCATTCCTGGTTCTTATGATGTTATAGTATCTTCTAAATTACTCTCTGAGTTTACTAATAGCACTTATAATCTTAAGTATTATATTGCTTTAGAACCAGATTCTACTTTTGGATAATGTTTGAAACGATTCCTGTATTCTCTATAGATATTCATAAAGTTTATGTAGAAGAATGGTCTGAAAATAAAGATCTTATACTTTCTTACATGACTGATGGATATGATGATAGAACTATTTCGTTTACTGATTACTTTACTTATATGAGTCAAGGTCAACATCCACCATATAGGAATAAATTTCTCCAATTAATGAGTAAATATTTGAAAGAATTTCTATCTTATACAGAGTCTTCTGTATTTGATTTCTCTCAAATAGAAGGTCCTTGGTGTCAGAAGTATAAATCTGGCGATTATCATGCACCACATGATCATGGATCAATTGGATGGTCTTGTGTTTTATATGCTAAAATGAATCCAGAGGTTCATCATAGTACACAATTCTTTTCTCCTTTCCCTAATAATTTAGGGGTTAAAGAGAATAGATTGATTAGAGTGGATGAAGGGGATTTAGTAATATTTCCTGCAAGTCTTACACATATGGCTCCTCCACATTATAGTGAAACTGAAGAACGAATAATTATTTCTTTCAATTTAAATTCTAAAATTAAATAAATGGCAAATTGGGAAGTAACATATAGATTACCTACTACAGGAACAAAATATCATAAGGCTATTGTGCAAGCAGATAACCAAGTTTATGCTGGTAAAATATTTGATGCACAATATCCTACTGCTAAAAGATGTGGTAATGCCAGAAGATTATGAGTATAGATCTGGTTTGGGTTCATGAACTTGAATCTCATAAAATAATAAAACCAAAGATTATAAATCTTATTGAAAATTATGAGCAGGTTGGTGATTGTCCTGATCCAGTAACTAAGACTGATTTTTATGATGATACTAGACCAAATCAGCATCCTAATTATTTTTCTATTCTAGAACAAAATGCAGTATCTTTGTGGAAAGAAATCTGTAACAAATATTGGGTTAAGGACTTTACTACCTCTGGTTGTTGGTTTCAACAATATGTTAATAATTCTTGGCATGGTTGGCACGTTCATGGAAATTCGAGTATTTCTTTATCATATCTTTTAGAATTGCCTGAAAGAAAATTCAGTACAGAATTTGTTGATATTGAAAGGAATACAACATTTCAAGTTGATGTTGAAGAAGGTGATGTTATAATATTTCCATCTTATATAATACATCGCTCCCCTATTATTACAGATAGTAATGTTAGAAAAACTACTATTGCTATTAATTTAAATTTGGGTGATGTTAATGAAAATTTGATTAATCCAATCGATCCTATTTTTGATCATGAGTGACTTTATTTGGGTAGAGAAATACCGCCCTCAAAAAATTGAAGAATGTATCTTACCTGAAAACACCAAGAAGATGTTTCAGGATTTTTTATCTAAGGGTGAGATTCCTAATATGCTTCTTTCTGGACCACCTGGTATTGGAAAGACTACGGTTGCTAAATGTTTATGTAATCAGTTAGGGGCAGACTACTATGTCATTAACGGATCGGATGAAGGGCGTTTTCTTGATACTGTTAGGAATAATGCCAAGAACTTTGCGTCTACGGTATCTCTCACGAGTGAGTCGAAGCACAAGGTTATCATCATCGATGAAGCAGACAATACCACTCCCGACGTACAACTCCTTCTCAGAGCGAGTATTGAGGAGTTCTCCAAAAACTGTAGATTTATCTTCACCTGCAACTATAAGAATAAGATCATCGAACCACTCCATAGTCGTTGTGCTGTCGTTGAGTTTTCAGTAAATGGAAAAGAAAAGCAAGCAATCGCAGCCAAGTTTTTCGCTAGAATTAACTACATATTGGAGCAAGAACGGGTTGAGGCTGATAAAAAAGTCCTTGCCGAAC